TGTTATGGGCTATTCTGGCGCGTTATCCATTAGTTTCTGGATTTCTGCTTTTGTTAGTGGGGTCGCAGTTCGCCAATTACCGCCAGAGTTATCAACAAACTTGCTCAACAAGGAATCCTTGTAACCTGCAATGCTAATAACTAGCTTATAGTCATCAAGAGCATCAGACACATAGCACAACACGCCACCTGCTGGGATATCTTCATACCACTCAACCTCACGCTCGACTTTGCGGTAAATTGGATCGTTATGACGGTGCATCGATATTGCACCATACACATCAGTCTTTTTCTTATCTTTAGTTTCAACATGCTCAAGATAAAGGCTATCACCATTCTCACACGCTAAAACCAAATCAGATAAACTACTAAACTCACATAGCACATACTCAACCTTTGTGCGTGGCTTTAGGTCTTTATTGTGCTTGCCAGTGATGAATCCAATTATCTTTTCTTTAATGGATTTACTAGCAGCATAAGCAGCGGCAGCAGCAGCAGAATCAGCGGCAGCAGCAGAAGAATCAGCGGCAGCAGAATCAGCGGCAGCAGCAGAAGAATCAGCGGCAGCAGCAGAAGAATCAGCATAAGAATCAGCAGCAGCATAAGCAGCAGCAGCAGCAGCTTTGCAAGCCTTCCTGTTTTCTTCCGATGGTTTTTTTAGCCAAGCCTTTGCAGCCTCAATTGCTTTCTTTGGCGCATCACTGCTTCCTGTGTAAAGGTGGATAACAAGCTCTGCGCAATTAATCGCAAATTCAACTTTTTCCGCGTGCGTGTAATCACCAATCCATTTTTTAACATTCGAATAATTAAAATTCTCAACTGTCACTTCATTTAAATCAATCATCACTTACTCCCAATATTTTGAATTGACATCCAGTGCTATCTTTAAGTTTTTGCTTCAGACTCTCGATATCCTTATCACTCCACCATGACGTATCGAGGACTATTGTTGACTTTTCTGATAACTCAACCATCTTTGACAGCGTCGGACACTTCTCCATAGCATCAGCCACAGTCATGACATAACCTGGGCCTAACTCTGACTCTACCTCTGAGAGAATTTGGGATTTGGTGTCAGTCATCAATTGATTCCTCGTGCTTCTTCAGAATCTTCCTGGCGTGCCACTGGTCCCCATGCTCAGCCTGATTTATTTCGCATTCATCCCATCTTTCAATCATATGCCTAAGAGCTCCAGCAAGCTCCGCCTTATCGTCATTGAGTTGTTTTATCGCTGAGTCTTTTCCAGAAAAGTACTCGATAGCGTTATTCCAAACCGCGCCAAAGTTTTTATCTGACTTCCGTGTATCATCAGAAGTACCTCGACATTGAGACCATGCGCAATCATCAGATGCCTCGCACAGCTCCTCTAAAATATCCGTCGTATCTTTTTCTTTGTTCATCTTCTCCACTCCAATAAAAAACCCGTACAGCTATTATCAGCAATACGGGTTGATTTGTATAACGGGAAAAATCGATTGATTTGAGCGGTTAGTTTCTAGCGAGTCGATTACAGGAATACGAAGCCGCCTGCGCTTCTCTGGTTTTCAACTACCGCCAGGTAACGAAATGCATCAGCGCCGTGTGATGACCAATCGTGAAGTGGGCTATCTCGCCAGCAGCCTAGCTTATCATTCCACTCCTTGCGGTATGACTCTAAACACTTAACGCCCCGTTCCGTTTCCTTTTCGAAGAACACGCACTTAGGTAGTAGTTGCCTTACCATCTCTATGCCATCATCGATACCCAACTTTGGAGCGACATCAAAGTTGATTGAGTAGGTCACACCGCCATATTCAACACCCTCCTTAGCTAGCTCCTTGCGGGTCTTACCTTTGGATGCAAACTCTCGGTTGTTTATATCGTGCGGAGCCCAATGCTTACCATAGTGCCAACCGTTAACCTCCCCAATATCTTCAAGGTATTTTATGTAATGACCTAGCGATTCACCTGAGTTTTCGTAGTAGTGGATCACGTGTATTTCATCGCCAACATGCTGATAGAACCAAATAGATGTCGAATCCCCAACGCCGATATCCCAAGCTGTAAATACGTCAGCTTCATTCCCCCAGCCATCGCAGATACGGCCATCTTTGTATATGTCTTTAAATTGATTGGCGTAATACGCACCCTCAATTGCCTGCTCAAACGCCTCCTCTGGTGTGGATGGGTACTCTCGCTTCATTTCGTCGCCTTGATCGGCCTCGATTAGCGTGTACCACTTCTTTTGCCCGTCAGTTAACTTGATGCCTTTTTTGTGCTCTAGGATGTCAAAATAATCCAGCAGCCTAGAAGGTATATCCACATCCTCATCGATAAAGTAATTCGGATCCATCCACCATGAGAAGAAATGAAACTTGAACTGAAGCGATGCCGGGGTCTTGCCTTGCTGTTTTAGTTTCTGAGCAGCCTGGCAATAATCATAGAAATATCCCTGCTTCCCTTCAGCTGTGCTCTCAATTGTCTTTGTGCAGTTTTTACCGACAGAGTTAAACGCACCAGTTACAATCTCTTTCGCTTTCTCTGGGTACTTCTTGCATATTTTCCCGAACTCGCTGATATGGAGCGATTGCAAAGTCCCTCCACGGTAGCCGGTTGACACGCCAATCGATGATCCATTAGTGAAAACATAGCCGTTGTCTTTATCATTTGTCGGCGTCGGGAGCTTGTAGCCAATAGACTCAAGCAGCTTAATGATTGATGGCTTTATGTTCTGGTAAGCGAACCGGATCTTATTGCGGTATATATCCTTCGAGTCTTTATCGTTGTGAGCTATACACCCGGCAGAGAAATTTTTCTTAAATAAGCAACTATCAAGGTCGTGTATCATTTTCCACGTAGTAAACCCAAGCTGGCGAGCCTTAAGGATTATGTCGTTCTGGTGTGAATTCTTGTAATACTCAACCTGCGCAACGTTAGGAGAGAATCTTACTTTGTTGCCGTCCTTATCTTTAATGAAGTAAAACGCACAAAGGCGGAAGAACTTCAGTCCTACCGCCTTCTTGAACTCTTGCTTTGTAAGGTCTCTATTGTTGAATTTGTAAACGTAATATAGAGCCTGCTCTACCTCGTCACTCTTCGTCATCAGCAGCGTCGCTTAATAGCGATTCAAAATCATCAGTTAGAGCAACCTCAACCTGCTTGGCTGCGTTATATCCGGCCAGGTCCGCAAGCTGTTTCATTGCGGCCAATGGTGAGTGTTGCTTAATCTTGAATCCATCTTTCCCCGCCGTCACCTCTGCAATTGATGCCATTGCATATGGGTCTTGCTCGGCTGATTCTTTAATTGACCAAAGTGTTTGTTCAACCTCCTCACCCTCAGCGTTCGTAGATCGCCCTGTGCGCCACTCAATTAAATCTGACATATTTACACGGCTAAGGTTAGATAGTCGCTCTAGCATCTCCTGACGACTCATAACGGCACATTTGACCGCTTCTTTCTTCATACTATCAACGAAAGCCTTAACCTTAACATCCCTTAACATGCGGCTTACGGATGCCTCTCCAGACTCTCTGGTTTCAGACTTGCCACCAGCTTCAACATACGCATCAATATTACTCATCCCTGAAATGACGTTAACGGCTACTTTTTGCTGAAGTGGCGTTAACTTATCGAACAACTCCTTTTGCTCATCAGTCATTTCAAAGTTATTCATAACTCATCACCTAAACCTATAATAACCAACCCATTATACCACCCACAATCAGGCAGATACAAAAAAGGCCGCATCCTGCTTTTGTGCATAGCGACCTTTCCGCGTTATTCAAAATCCTTTTCATAACTCTAACTCTCCAGTTAATCGTCGAAATTTAATGTCTCCGCTGTGTCGTCTTCTGGTAGCTCACCAAGATCCATTTCTTCTTTAATCTCCGCAAGCCACACCATAAAATCTTTGAACTTAGCTTGTAACATAACTAACCACCACTTGAATCAAGCGCTCTTTGCGCTATATCATTTCGACGTTTGTTTTCACGCCAGTTAAGAAATAGGAATAAAACACCAGCAAAGCATGAGACTGCTGTCAGGCTAAGAGATATGATTGTTGAGTTCTGTGTCACCCACTGAGTAAGCCCACCGCCTATAGACCCTCCAGTAAGAACCGCACCAATGGTGTTACTGTTTTGACTCATCTCCAACCCCCTTCAGCTCATCAGATTTGTTTCTCCTCTTGTATATCATTCTGATGTTTATCCCGATGCAAATCAATGTTGCCAGCTGCACTATTACAAATAGATCCACCGGCGATATACCAATAAGCAGCAACAGTTCAGTCATTACCTAACCCTATGATTGATTGTTATGCGATTATATCATAAGGGTTAGG